CAATGAAAACAAAGCGGTTAATAACAAGAATTTATAATATTTTGCTAGGCTACGAGGACATGCCTATCGGTCAGTCAAGTAAGTTTTATAAGAACAAATCATACACGGATAAAGTCTACAATAAGGCTATTGACGATATGATAAAAGATAAAGAGCGATGAAGCCAATTACAGAACGAGCTAAATGCAAATACGGCATGACGCCAAAAACTCAAGAGGTAACTATTGACGCCGCTGGTAAAAAAGTAGGCAACTTTTCACCGTGTAAAAAATGCGGTAAAATTGGCTGCGGCTGTTAATAATGTTTAAATTAAAGAACAAAGAGGCGCTGTTTGGTATTAATAAAGAAGCGTCAGAGTTTGGCACACCGGTTTTTGAAAAGAAATTAGGCGATGGCATTATGGCTGAAGCTAATCGTGACGGCACTATTTTTGTGCAAAAGGGGTTAAGCCAAAAGCAAATTAATAATGCGGTAGCGCACGAAAAAGTGCACTTAGAGCAAATGGCTCAAGGGCGTTTAGACTATACAAATGGAGACGTTATGTGGAAACAAAACACAAAGTCTCCAATGAAGTTGTTTAACCGCAAGCTAATGGCTGAGGGCGCACACAATCTACCATGGGAAAAAGAAGCATATAACAAAACTAAATAATACGGGGTTACACTGGGCGTGCAGTAGGAATTCGCTACCTTGAATTTTTATTCGCCCACCCCTTTTTTCATTATGGCATACGTACAACACAATTCTCCGTTTTTAAAGAAAGGCGATGCGCCTTCGCGCAAGAAATCGAAGGGATACTACAACGAAGCTAAGCCTACAGGCACTGGGGCAGATGCAGGCGGCGGTATGTCTGAAAAAGGTGTAAAAAAATACAGAAGAGACAATCCGGGCAGCAAGCTACAAACAGCCGTTACTAAAGACCCTTCTAAATTAAAGAAAGGCAGTAAAGCTTGGAAAAGAAGAAAATCATTTTGTGCGCGCTCTAAAGGGTGGACCAGCGAACGTGGTCGCGCAGCACGCCGTAGATGGAATTGCTAATAAAGAAATAAATATATAAAATGGGATCATTTACTAATCAACCTGATTTTGCAACGCAGGCAACTGCAATTACCGCGTCAGATACTATGGACGGCACTACAAATTTGGGCAAAGCCGCATTGTACGTTGGCACAGGTGGGGACGTAGCGGTTATTGTTAACGGTACATCACCTCAAGTTGCTAATGCGGTAGTGTTTAAAAACGTTAGTGACGGATGCTGGTTGCCGGTTATCTGCGATTATGTAATCGCTACCGGAACGTCTGCATCTGACATTGTAGCAGTAAAATAATATGGCTGTTGGTATTAGCCGTGGTATCGGCATAGGTATGAAAAAATGTTGTGGAGGCGGAACAATTTCACCACCTCCACCTCAACCATTTCCTTTAAGGTTTGTTAATACCTTTGATACTCCGGCTCCCTCGGGGTGTGATACATTTGAAGCGACCGTTCTTATAACAAGAAATGGGTCAACTTTTACTGCCTCTGAAATGACTAAAAGCTCTAATGGTGTAGCGGTTACTACTGTTGATCCTATATATGTTTATGCTACGGACAATGTGCAGGTAAATGTGGAAGCATTCCCAATTACAGATCCAGCGTGTAGTCCTAATGATACAACTACTGTAGAGACGTCTATAGGCAGCGCAAATAATTTGACGCTTTTCAATACCGCAGCTTCAAATGATACCTACCCAACCTCCGCGAGTGCGTTCACACCAGTTCAAAACACCCGGGATGTTATTAGCATTGAAGGTTTTGCAACTAATACATCGTCGCCGGTAAGCGCATTTACAGTAACATTGGGTTCAAGTCAACCGACTAATACTCAAAGCTGTACTACATTTGACTTAACGGTAAATGTTTACGACGCTCAAGGCGGAAATCTTGTTGCTACAGAAACGGCAACTAAAATATCAAATAATAATCCGTCTATTAGCGCCCCGCAAATAACAGTATACCCTGGTTACTATATAGAATGTATTGTAACTTCGCAAGCGCCGGGCAATGTTACTTGTCAGCAAACATGGACGGGCACCGATGTGTTCCTTGAAACAGGCCCTACTGGAGGTACGTTAACAAATAGACTAATAGTACAATCTTCGCCTGTGCCACCAAACCCGCCTGGATCGGATTACGTTCAAATGTCATATTCATTCTTCCCAGTGCAGGGCACGGAAGACGAGATTAACATATACAGTGTGGGTTAATCTTAAATGTTAGATAATATCTAAAATAAGTGATAATAAATACATAAACAATTAAATTTTAATTAAATGAAGAAGATTTCTGAAGAACAATTAGAGCAATTGCAAAAATTTGTTAATGCAATTAACGAAGGCCAAGTGGCGCTAGGCGGCTTGGAGTTGCAAAAGCAAGACGTACTTTCACAAATTGCAGCGGTACGCCAACAGTTAGGCGATGTACAAGCAGAGCTTAAGGAAGAATACGGCGACGTAACCGTTGACCTTAAAACTGGGGAGATTACCGATGCAGCTGATCCGCAAGATTAGTATTGGGAAGGACTATAAAAATGACGCCATGCACTATTCTGTTGGACAGGAAGTGTATGGCGGTCATACCATAGTTAACATTATAGAAGAGGAAGAAAAGTACTCTATCTATATTCAGAAAGAAGATTCAGTAATGCCATGGAAAGACTTTAATAAAAACATGGCTATATCCGTTGAATACGATCTTAAATACTAATGAAGAGTGTTTTTGATTTTTTGGTAGCGCCAAAAGGTGAAAGAACAACCTCAGCTAAAGAGGTAAACGGAAAACAACTGATCTTAAATACAGAATTACAAAACCACCAATACGTTTCTAGGATTGGCATTGTTAAAGCGGCGCCCACGGCTTTTGAAACGGAAATTAACGTTGGCGATGAAGTAATAGTTCATCATAATGTTTTTAGGGTTTTTAAAAATATACGCGGCGAGGAAAAAAGAAGCAGATCTTATATAGACGAGAATCTTTACGCTGTAAATATAAGCCAAATCTTTGCATATAAAAGAAACGGCGAATGGAAATCAATTGAGGGGTTTTATTTTGTAAAGCCTATTGTTAGCAAAGACAAATTTTCTTTAGATAAAGAAGAGCCGCTTGTAGGCATTGTCAAATATGCTAACGATACGTTTGAGACTGGAGCGCTTGTTGGGTTTAAGCCTGGCATGGAATACGAATTTAATATTGAGGGACAACGTTTATACAGAATCCCTGCTAATCAAATAACAGTCCAATATGAGTACGAAGGAGACGAAGAGGAATATAATCCAAGCTGGACGTAAAGCGGTTGAAGAGCTAATTAAAGTAGCCGAAGAAAAAATCATTACAAATACAGAAGATGATGTTTCTGCGGACCGTTTGAAAAATGCGGCGGCTACTAAAAAGCTTGCAATATTTGACGCCTTTGAAATCCTTACGCGTATTGAAGAGGAAGAACGTATATTAGAAAATAAGCCAAAAGTAGAAGAGGAAAAGAAAGCTTTTTCTGGTTTTGCTGAAAGAAGATCTAAGTAATGTACGAGCAGACTCTTGTTAAGACAATTGAGCCGGTAAAGCTTACCACAATACATCGTTTAAATAAGTCTAAGAAATGGGCTTATGGCTATAATAAAGAGCACGATATTGTTGTTATCAGCAAGACAGGTGAGATTGGAGAAATAATTGAAATACAAAATTTAGCAATAGCATTGCCACCCGTACCTAAAGATTTAAAGAAAGGTGCTAATAAATGGCAGGTTGCTGAATATCCCAAGGAGCTTAAGAATATCAAAACTATATTTGATTGGAAAACATATCCAGATGAATTTAAAGCCAAATGGGAGGGATATATTGACGAAGAATTTAACCGGCGCGATAACGGTCACTGGTTTTATAATAAGGGGATTCCTACTTATATTACTGGCACTCACTACATGTACTTGCAATGGAGCAAAATTGATGTAGGAAATCCAGATTATCGCGAAGCAAACAGGTTGTTCTTTATTTTTTGGGAAGCTGTAAAAGCCGATAAGCGCTCTTACGGTATGTGCTATTTGAAAAACAGACGTAGTGGTTTTTCTTTTATGGCCTCTGGAGAAACGGTAAATATGGCAACAATATCTAGCGATGCTCGCTTTGGTATTTTGTCTAAGACCGGTTCCGATGCTAAAAAGATGTTTACAGACAAGGTTGTACCTATATCCGTTAACTATCCGTTTTTCTTTAAGCCTATCCAGGACGGTATGGATAGACCAAAAACAGAATTAGCATATCGTGTACCAGCCTCGAAGCTAACACGAAAGTCAATGCAAGACAACCAGCGGGAAATCATGGAGGGTCTTGATACAACGATCGACTGGAAAAACACTGGTGACAACTCTTACGATGGTGAAAAGCTAAAGCTATTAGTCCATGACGAGAGTGGTAAATGGGAGAAACCCGACAATATCTTAAATAACTGGCGCGTAACGAAAACTTGTTTGCGTCTAGGGTCCAAGATTATTGGTAAGTGTATGATGGGCTCAACCTCAAATGCATTAGACAAGGGTGGAGAAAACTTCAAAAAGTTGTACTACGACTCGGACGTTACAAAAAGAAATGCTAACGGCCAAACAAAGTCTGGTTTATACAGCTTGTTTATCCCGATGGAATGGAATTACGAAGGGTTCATCGACGAATATGGACAGCCCGTATTCACAACGCCTGAAGAAACCGTTTTAGACCCATATGGGGACGTTATTGACGTTGGGGTTATAGATTACTGGGAGAATGAAGTTGAAGGCCTTAGACACGACCAGGACGGCCTTAATGAATACTACAGGCAGTTTCCACGCACAGAGGAACACGCATTCCGCGATGAAACTAAAAATAGTATCTTTAACCTAGCTAAATTGTACGAGCAGATTGATTATAACCAAGATCTGCGTAATACTAATACCATAACCACCGGAAGTTTTCAGTGGGAGAACGGCGTAAAAGACACTAAGGTTATATTTACACCAAACCCAAACGGGAGGTTTAAAGTTTCCTGGATACCGGACGCAAGCATGCAAAACAAGCAATACTTGAAGAACGGTGTTAAATACCCAGGTAACGAACACGTAGGCGCGTTTGGTTGTGATAGTTACGATATTTCAGGAACAACCGACGGTAGGGGTTCTAAAGGAGCATTACACGGCCTAACAAAGTTTAGCATGGAAAATGCCCCGCCCAGCACGTTCTTTTTAGAATATATAGCTAGGCCGCAAACTGCTGAAATATTTTTTGAAGATGTATTGATGGCATGTGTGTTTTACGGAATGCCTATACTAGCGGAAAATAACAAGCCTAGATTACTTTACCATTTCAAACGCAGAGGCTACAGGGGCTACTCTATGAACCGCCCTGATAAACTTTGGAATAAACTGTCGGTTACTGAAAAAGAAATTGGTGGGATTCCAAACTCTAGTGAGGACATGAAGCAAGCACACGCTGCTGCTATTGAAATGTATATAAACAAACACGTTGGATTATTGGACGACGGCACGTATGGAACAATGTATTTTGACGATACATTGCAAGATTGGGCTAAGTTCGATATAAACAAACGTACAAAACACGATGCATCGATCAGCTCTGGTTTAGCTATTATGGCTTGCCATAAAGACTTGTACAGACCTGTGGCGGCGATGCAAAAAAGAAAGCTAAATTTACATTTTGCTAAATATAGGCAGAATGGTTTCAATTCAGAAATAATAAAATA